TTTCTTGATGAGAATATGGGTTGGTTTTAATTCATTTACAGCATCATAGCCATGACCACCTTTTGGTGGTATGACTGTTGCTATAACGGAACCAGAGTTCACCAAGAAGAAGGATTCGGCAAAATTATAATCTTGTCCTCCATTTATGACATTTATTTCAGTCAATACATCTTGAGAATCAAAAACAGGAACAGCAACAGCACCAGTTCCATTTCCAGTTACTTTAACCTTTGGAAGTATGGAGTATTTGTCGCCAGTTGTTATTCCTTCGCCGTCATCTGGATACAATTCGCATAATGTTATTGTAACGGTGTTTCCACTTATAGTATAAGTGTCAATTGTTCCTATCTTACCTGTATCAAAATAAACGACATAATTTGTGTCGTAATAATTATTAGAACTGTTGTGATCTGGAGTCAAAGCAGCAGTGAATGACAATCCATCACCACCTACTGTAGAAACTGTATAAGATGATGTTAATTGAGTGTTTACAAGATAAAGGTTGGAAAAATCACCAACAGTATCTACTGTTATTTTCTCTATAGAACCACTGATCGCATTTGCTTTTACATTCAAAGCGAGTGCTCTTTCATCTGTATATGAAAGTTTATCCAAAATAACCACTGGCATATAGGAAAGAGTCAAGAACTCTTCTAGTTCTTGTGTCAGAGTATACAAATATTTCCATATGTAACCGTCTGTGGTAATAACTTCTTCCGTATCTTGACCCGTTGGTGGATCTGTAGATGCTACTCCAGAATTATTAGAAAGACACAAATAAACATTATATTGATCACCATCTTGTGTCAAAACATAATATTGTTTGGAGTCTGCCCAGAGTTCAACATCATCTTCATATTGATCGTATACTGTTCCAGAAGACCAATCATAGCGAGGAACCATCAAACAAACATCTGAAGGAAGAATTCTTTGATAGAAAAGAGTATTTCTTTTTAATTCGTTTTGTTCTTGAATTGTATCAACAGTGGTTGGAGTATCTCCGTCCCAAGGTTTTGCTCTACCAAATGCCATATAATATCTGTCATCCGATACTGGATCGGTAAGACTTTGATAAAACTCTTTAGCAAAAGTGGATCTCAACGAATAAGAAAGTATATCTGCCATTAGATTTCATCCCCTGCTTCTCTTCTGGAGGACACTATAGCCAAATCTGCTATTGTCAAATCCAAGAAAGATTCTATTGTTTCGTTTGTATTTAGATTGGCACTTGGATGTGGAAAAACAACCCAATAATTATTTTTCTGGTATATATCATCAACGGCAGGAAGAGTCTTTTGTGCTGAAAAGAATGCTCTCTTAACGCTTGTGTTTATAGGTGAACCCACAGGATCGTGGACAAATTCCGAAGTTCCGTCTTGTGGAGGAACTGGTTCTGCTGGATTAAATCCTTCAGGGAATAAATCCTGTCCTTCTTGACGCAAGTTTATTGTCGATGAAAGTCTGTATGGAAGGAAATTTCCTATAAATGTACTGAGTAGCGAAACTACTTCATTTAAAGTGGTTGGATTAGAAAGCAAAGTTGGTTTTAAAACTAACTTTCCAAACATCTTGTATCCAGCAGGGTGTACTAGTCTAGTAACTTCACTTTCATATTCTGATTTTTGTCTTTGTGACTGTATTTCATATGAGTGACTTTGATAGTAAAAATTGTCCTGCAAGTAATTGTCAGAACCAAGAACGCTTTTGGAATTCTTATAATAGCCAGGATATTCCATCAATATCACATCATTTGGTGTGCCATCTAGACCAATTCCCGAGATGGTGGAAACCGACAATTCATACACGGTTTCGCTGGTGTCTTCGTAATTAAAACCAAAATTAACAGTTTGTATTTGTTCTACTTCTCCGTTTACACCAACCTTACTGATTCTACCAACATAACCTACACCAGTATTTGTTACATTTGTGTCCACAGGAAGAAGTCGAACAAGATCTCCGACAGCATATCCCTGACCTGGTTCTGTTATTGTAATAGAACCTATTCCTCTTTTTGGTTGCAACTGGAATGTTTCTTCTGCATCTTGGTAGATCAAATCGCAGTATATTGTGGTGTCATCAAAAACACCACTTATGTCCTTAAGATCCAGTTCGGAAATCATATAAGGACTTTGTTTGTGTATTCTGGAAGATATAACAGTCGCTCTGTTCTTCTGAACACCGTTTGCATCCAACTGATAAATCACATTACCCAAAAGTGCTTTTGCTTTGTTCGCATCGAATACTTTTATTTTTATAGTTTTTCTTTCTACCCACTGACCACCAGAGACTTCCATAATCTTGGTTCTTGGGTAGAATATCTCGATTTCCTCATCGAATAAAATTCTAAACAAGAAAGAGAATGATTTCTCTGTTCCTTTTGTTTCGTAAAAGTTCTTTGCTCTCTTTATAAGAGTTTTGATGTTTAATGGTGTTCCTGTTTGCTTATCTACTGTGAGTTCCAGAGGAAAATCAGGAATAAACAAAGTTCTAAATCTATCAATAAGAATTTCTGCTGTTAAGTCTACATCAAAGAAATCTTTCTGAGAGAAAGGAACATAATTTGGATTGTTTGATTGCTCAAGAAACTTGTAGTAATGATTGATAAACGACACAAATTTATCATAATTTTCTCTGACGAAACTTGGTATTTGTGTCGGAACAATATTTGAAAGTTTGTTCTTGAGATAGATTACATCATTTCTGGTTTCAAATTTTACTTTTGTTTCTGAACCAACTATAATCTTGTTTGATTTATTGACAAGATATGCACGAATTGTGTGGTTTCCTTCCAGAAGACCACTTACAGAAAAACGACCGAATAGATCGGTCTTCTCGTGTTTTACTCCGTCAACAACAAACACAACTTTGCTTGTGAACGAAGAGTTTTCAGAAACTTGATAATCAATATAGACTGTATCGGAATACAGTATTGATTTATTGATTGGTCCTTTTATTGTAATCATCTGTTTCTATATGGTATTTGACTTATGTTTACAACCAAAGAAATGTTACTCGGTTGTTCGTGAACAAGATACATCTTTTGTTTTGCAATAATATCAACTTCATCTGGAACACAGAATATACTAATTGGACGATTATCTATTAGTGAACTTGGTTTGAAATTTTTCAGAACTATTTTACCAGTGGTGTAGTCTATTGTTCCTATATTTGAATTTATAGTAATTTTAGATTCACCTGATCTATAGAAGAGAACTATTTTTCCTTCTCCATCATCTTCCAGTTCACAATCTCTGTCCACACCATTTGCATCCAAGTAACCAAATATGTTTGTGCTTACTATAGATTTATAACCATCTTCTGGGTGGAATAAAGCATTTTCATATTTAAACTCATAATTATGTGCTCTTGCATCAAAAATAGGAACAAATCTCTTCTCTATTGAGACTAGTATTTCGTTGCTGATTATATGTGGATCTATTTCCTGAATTGCTGTAGAAAGTTCAGTAGCATAGAAGTCTTTGTCGAAACCATTAAGATTGGTGTCGGTAAAATCATATATTGTTTGTTGTATTTCACTGGTCACACCACCGACACCACCAACAAGTCCGATGGGATCTACCTTCACATTTGCTGTAATGTTCAAATAAAGTATTTCGGGATTGACTATATCCAAACGCACTCCGACCACATTTCTTGTTTTAGTAATTGTGTCGATAATAGTTTGTTTCTCTTGCTGTGAAATGTATGAACCCTGTCTTGGTTTTAGAGAAACAAAAACTTTGCCATATTGGGGTGGCGAGTTTTCTTCTCCACCCCAGCAAATAACATCCTCTATACTGGGGAAATCTTTCAATACTATACTTCTGTAGTCTTCTTTTGTTACTGCTCTATTCTGTGTTGTGTAATTTCTGGTGGCATTAAATCTTATAGATTCTTTGTTTTCGTTTGCTGCTCCTCCAGACGACGGAACAACCACTCTTGTCGAGGAATTGGCAATATTAAGTGGAGATCCAAATATGGTGGTTGCGTTGCTATAACCAATACCATTAGCCGCGGCACCACTAGATTGTAATATTTCTATTCTGATAATATTACCATCCATAAGTCCCTTACCAAGAACTCCATCACCAAAACTTATTTGTAAATAACCATCAGCATTTTCTTCCAAGAAGTAAACCGTGCTGTTTTCTGTTAGATCTGTTATGTTTGTTGCTTCGGTATACTCCACCTGTTCTTGGACGGAGGAATTAGTCTGGACATAAACTCTTAGTGTTGTGGAATCAACATCTTCAAAAGGTATGACAAATTTCTTTTGACTGTTCTGTGAACCAGCAGTATATGAATATTTTCTAAGAGTTCCTTCTACAACTTCTATCGTTCCTGTGGACAATTTTGTAGCAGAACCAGAAGTATACTCAGAAGGAACAAATGCTGCTGCTTCCATTAGATAAAAATCATAACTAACACCTCCACTAGAAGCGGAAACCTTGGTTCCTTTGGGAACCTCTGTCAGAGCAGTATTAGTTGTAGTTATTTCGACTTGACATCTAGCAGATAGAATAGTTCTTGGACGATATGCAAAATGCTTCGCTATAGAAACAATAGAAGATCTCTTGGTGGCACTATCCAAGAACATCTCATTTACTGTCATATTGTTATAAAATGCTTGGTAGTATGTGTTGTATGCCAAAACATCAATAAGAATGCTAAGAGCAGAACCTTCAAAATTATAACCAGCAAACTCGTCTTGGTTTAGCAGGTAGTTTTTAAGATTTTGCTTAATATTTGCAAATTCTATTTCTGTTATTTTTAGATCTTTTAGGTTCATCTATCTCTGGTCAGGATTAAAGAAACAACATCTGTTCCCGACTCTTCTCCTATGATGGTGTATTCTATGGAAACATTAAGAGTATTATCAATTGAACTTAAAAATATATTATCCACTACAATTCTTTGCTCGTATTTCTCAAGAGTTATTTCTAATCTCTGTTTTAATTGCTTTTCCGTCACATAGTTAAAATCTTCAAATAATTGATTTTTTATATTTGGAGAGATGTCATCTACAAATGGTTTTTCGAAAAAGTTCAACATAACCAAAGTCTTCACAGATTGCTTTATTGCCTCTGCGTTTCTTTTGAGTATCAGGTTTCCAGACACAGGATGTGCTTGAAACGAGTAATCTATGTCTGAAACTTTTAATACTTTCTTCATGGTCTTTTATTTATATTACTTATTTTTGATTTGTTGGTGTCCATTTGCCTGGATCACAATATATGAAGTTTATAGGAATTCTTGGATCTTTACCAATATTTGCATTTATTTTTAATAAAGTAGGTGCTGCTTCTCCAGAGAAGAAACCACCATCTTCGAATTCTTTATTTTTGTATAATTTGTTTAAACCAAACAACCAGATATTCTTTTTGGAAGAAATTTTAAAATCTTGATTAGAATAGAGATTTATTGTTTTTCTTGCTCCCAGTATGACATCATTTTCCGAAAACATTCTGATTGTCGATTCTTTGCTCTTACCTTTCTTACCACTAC